GTCGCAATACCTAGAGTCATAGCAGCACGATAAACAGTCCTCTAACCCTGCTTCCCGTAGTGCTTCAATAGTTGCAGCTGCAATAGTTAGCGCGTAGCCGTCGCCTATTTCTAGGCCGCTATTGCATATAGCTACACGATAACCCTTGCCGCTGGGGTTAAACTTAATATCGTCGTCTATTCTCTCCACGTCTAAGGTGTATAATGCTCTCATGCGCTCACCGTGCTAGGTAAAATTATGCGATAGCTCATGCCATAGAGTTTATTAGTTACGGTTAGGCCGTTAAATTCCCATTCACTAGCCTTGCCATAATCTAAGAATGAGCCGCGGCTTGATCCGCCCGGCGTGTCTAAATATATGCCGACGGTGTTAGTTTCCTTTATCTCTCTAATCTGCCCTACGGTTAGCCTTCCGCGGCTGCTGGTGTTAGCTAATGCTAGTGTCTCCAGCTGCACGCCCGGTGTCTGCAATATGCGCTTAAATTGCGCGTGATTATTTATCTCCATTAGTTACCCCTTCCGGTAATTCTGCCCTAGTGGCAGATTACCCGGCACTAACCCGTGAGCTAGTGCCGGATAATTCGCTGCTAGTTATTCCTCATAGATAGGAGAGAGATAGGCCGCACGTAGTTATCCGGCAGCTTAAACTCCCAATTATCTTTAGAGATTATGCCGCATAATTTACGCCGCAGCGCGTCGCAATAGGCCTTAGCGAATGAATATCGCCACGTATTGCTCTCGCATGCTTGATATTCATAACACGCTAACGCGCCCAATATCTCCGGCATGCTTACGTCGTAGATCGGCCGCCACGTGTCGCTCACTAGGTCATCGTGCAGCATGCTATCCGCGTCGGTATATCGTGCTTCTAGGCTTACCTTATTAGCGTGCCATAATTCACGCACTAGGTTATCCTCATCGCCGCCGCGAATCTCCACGTATCGCTCTCCATACGTGCCGGTTATGAGCTGTAGGCCTTGCGTCGGTCCAGCAATATTCTCATCCAAATAGACATAGAGAGAGTGTTGCGTATCGTATAGAGTCGCCGCGCTAGCTAATAGGTCCAGCGTGTCGCTATTTACTAAGAATGCGCTCATGCTGCCACCGGCTTAAAGGTAGCGCGTAGTGCCGGCATGCCTAGATCCTTAGTAAGTGTCTGGTATTGCTTAACTAGGGCCTTAGCCTTAGTTTCGGTTGTTTCAATATCGGTCCATATTTCACCGGTATTATCCGCCATGATTAGATGTATTAGTTTAGCTTTTGCCATATTCCTACCCTTCCCGGTAAGTGTTTATTCCGCTAAGTTAGCGGCCATTAGGCAAGGATATTGCTACCCTTGCCCAATAGTCAACAACCTAGGCTAGTTCAAGCTCACGCAATAGCTTAGGGTCGCTCTCGCTTAGCTCGTCGGTATTTCGCACGTCAAATACGTAACGCCACGTGAATCGCATGCTCTCATTCCCGGCAGTATCGGTAAACATGCCTAGCGGGACTAGGATAGCTATACCTTTAGAGCCTTTTCGGACCATGCGGCCGGCCTTGCGCCATTCATGAAAGCCGGCGCAATTAGTAGCCGCTTGATCTTGCGCTAGGATCATTAGGCAATTATTAGGCGAGAATCTCCCGGCTAATCTGAATGGTATCTCTAGGCCTTCACTCTCTAGGGCCGCAGCTGCGGCCTTTAATTCTTGAATGAAAGCGGCCTTATTTTCTTTAGATCGTGCCATGCTAGTTTATCCTTCCAATTAGATCGGTAATAAAGTAATACCCGGCTACCGCTAAGAATATGCCGGTGAATAGGCAGACACCAGCGAACATTAGCCCGCCGCCATAAGCTAATAAGTCTAGGGCCGTGTTAAGCATTAGCTACCGCCTTAAACTTATCGTAACCGGCTTGATCGCCGGCTGATAGGCATAGATAAGCGGCGCAATTGGCGCACACGTGTTGCGCGTATAGATAGCCGCTAAGGCTATATTTAGCGGGTGAGCTGCACTTATCGCATGTAGTAGGCATTAGTCATCCCATCCGCAATCGCATAGGTGGCCGCACGTAAAGCAGACATAGAGCGATCCTAGGTTAGTGTGATAGCCATATTTAGCGACCTTGCCTAATTCTTTAGCATAGTAGCGGCCGTCGCTATCTTGATTAGTTGCGCCGTATAGCTCGCGTGCGCTCTCTAGTGTTAGTCCCATATTCAACCCTTCATTAAATAGGCCGGTAGGTCCGGTTATGAGAATTAAAGCATGCGGGAATTGCGTTAGTCAATAGCCTAAGCGCATATTTTTCAGGTGATGTCGCTCACATAGTTAGGCAAGGGTTAGAGCTGCCGGATCGGGTTAGGCCATGGCCTTATGGTGTCGGGTTAGCTGCTGCTCATGGTTGATCGGTTAAGCATGTCGGGCCTAGTCGGTCCTAGTTATGGCTAGGGGACTGTCCCCCGTGCTTGTCGGAATAACATCACCAGCCCGCCCAATTACCCCGTTTAATTACCGATTACCACGCCGGACCGCTAATAAATGGCCGGCCTTATACCCTAATTAAAATATGCCCTATCGGAATTAGGGACATCGTTAGAGTTACGAGCTAAAAATAGTTTGCCGGTCCGGTATCGCCGGGCAGACTTTCAACCGGGGGACTTTTAATAAACGAGTGTTGTGGGGCGCACTATCCACCCAAATATTTTTTCTAAATATAGGCGGCCCAGCCCATTATGTGGTACAAATAGCGTCTCAATATATGAGATTTACCATTAGTGTGGTGAAAATCTTATAGCCCAAAAGCAGTATAAAATACTGACTTTATGCCGTGTGACTAACATCACACACTAAAAAGCGGGATAAACTTCAAAAGGAACGCCTTAGTATATATAGGGGTTAAAATAAATACGGTTCTGTCCGTTCGGCTCACGGCAGAGTGAGCCTCAAGCGAACGATGCAGTTGAGACGAACGGTGTGGTACGAAGTCAGCCTTTGGGGCTGACGTAGTTAGGGTTGGAAGCCGTAAGCCTTGAAGGCTTCCCAATAGGAAAAAACAAAAACTTTAGGCGCTAAAAGCGCCCCCTAAAGATTACCCAATTGCTGCCCCTAGGCAGCCCCCTCAAAGGATTATTACCATTAGCGATAAGAGCAATAGCTACAAGTTGGCACCAGGTGCCAAACTTTCCGCCCCAGATGCCAAGAAGCGCATTCTCGCGCTTTTGGAAGATGGGGTGACTGTAGAGGATGCTTGTCGCGCTGTAGGCAAGTCAGTCAAGTCCTACGAATATTATCGGGCTTCCGATCCGCAATTTAAGGAAGCCGTAGACCTACTTCGCGTAATTCAAAAGCGCAAGGGTGTAGTAGCGGTTGAAGATGTTGAAATTTCTTTTGAGGATTTTCGGGCTAAGTACCTAAACTCAAAGACTTTCCCACACCAACGCAACATCACCTCTCTGCTAGAAGAGGGTGAGCCTGCTTGGCTTCATGGCAACATGAAGTACGAGAAGGGCTTTAAGAACTACGTGCTGGTTAACATGCCGCCCGAACACGCCAAGAGCATGACAGTCTCAATTGACTACGTGACTTATCGGATCGTTACAAATCCCAACGTTCGTATCAAGCTAGTTTCTAAGACCCAGGCAATGGCTAAGGAATTCCTCTATGCCATCAAGCAAAGACTTACCGCACCTCAGTGGGCAGAACTACAAAGACGCTACGCACCAGTAGAAGGCTTTAAGGCCACCGCAGACAAGTGGACCGCAGACAGCATCTACCTTGAGCGCGACTCAGGTGAAAAAGATCCAACCGTTCAAGCTCTAGGTATCGGCGGTCAGATCTACGGCGCACGTGCCGATCTAATTATTCTTGATGACTGCGTTACCCTCGCCAACGCTAGTGAGTATGAAAAGCAGATCCGCTGGATCCAACAGGAAGTTCTTACCCGTGTTGGTCCTACCGGAAAGATTCTCTGCGTAGGCACTCGCGTAGATCCAATGGATCTTTACCGCGAGATGCGTAACCCAGATCGCTACCCTGATGGTGTTAGCCCTTGGACCTACTTGGCTATGCCAGCTGTTCTAGAATTTAAGGATGACCCAAATGACTGGGTAACCTTATGGCCTAAGTCAGATCGCCCATGGGATGCTGACGATACTCTGCCAGATGCAGACGGTTTATACCCACGCTGGTCAGGTGAGCATCTACGCAAGCGCCGTGGACTTATTGACCCAAAGACTTGGGCTATGGTTTACCAACAGCAAGATGTTGAGTCAACCGCAATCTTTAGTCCTGACTGTGTACGCGGATCTATCTCAGGTATGCGAGCAATCGGACCTTTGATTCCTAGCGCACCAGGACATCCTGATGTTATTAACGATCAATACATTGTTTGCTCAATGGATCCTGCCATGTCTGGCGATACTTTCTCAATCGTAATGGCTGGCGATAGAACCACAGGCAAGCGGTATTTGCTAGAGGCATCACGGATGCCCGCACCTACCCCACAGCAGATCAGAGATTTAATTAAGACATGGACGGACAAGTACCGCCCAAAGGTATGGGTAATTGAAAAGAACGCGTTTCAATTGTTCCTTACCCAAGACGAAGAAATTAACCGCCACCTCGCTTCTAGAGGTATCAGGCTAGTGCAACACTATACTGGCGCAAACAAGATGGATGCTGAATTCGGTGTGGCATCTATGGCGGGACTGTTCGGCTCTGTAGACAACCAAGGCAAACACATGAAGAACAACCTATTGGAATTGCCACGAGCCGACAACGAACATGTTAAAGCGCTGATTGAGCAATTGATTACTTGGTCAGCAGGAACTAAGAACAAGCAAGACGGTCCTATGGCTCTGTGGTTTGCAGAGACGCAGATGCGTGACTACATCAACCAAGCAGGTGCATATGGTGGTACCTTCGTAAAAAATCCTTTTGCTACCCGCGATCAGTTGAAACAGCGCCGAGTAGTGAACCTAGAGGAATATCAGAAACTTCAAGAAAAACTAGCAGTCAACGGGGGAACCTTCTATGGCAACAGATATTGACGTACTTGCGGTAAAGGTACGCAAGTTACGCGATCATTACCATACTCGTGATGCTCGCTATGCAGACTTGCTTTCAATCCGTCAAGGTAACATCCAACAGGTATTCCCTGGCATGTTCCCTGATGAATTCCCTAAGCCAATGGTTGCCAACTTCATTGACGTTGCTGCCCGTGACGTATCAGAAGTAATCGCACCGCTTCCTACCTTCTCTTGCATGACAACTAATAGCACCTCAGATCGTGCTAGAAAACGCGCTGACATCCGCACTATGATTGCTGCTGGATACCGCGACACATGCAACCTACAGACTTTGATGTACTCAGGTGCAGATCGCTACATCACCTACGGTATGTTGGCTTTTATCGTAGAACCAGACTACGAAAACAATCGCCCAATGATCCGTATTGATAGCCCAATTGGTACCTATCCTGAATACGATAGATTCGGCAAGTTGCTTTCCTACACCAAGCGCTACCAAAAAACAGTGCGCGAACTTATCAATGATTTCCCAGAACTTGAAGGCGAAATCCGCGGACAATATGAAAACCGCAACTCAGAGCGTATGCTTGAGATATTCCGCTACCAAGATAAGGACGAGTTAGTTCTCTTTATCCCAGAGCGTAGAAACCTAGTTCTTGAACGTGCTAAAAATACCCTTGGCGAACTACCAGTAGTTATTGCTGTACGTCCTGGCGTTGACTCAGATGAGAACCAACGCGGTCAGTTTGACGACATCATGTGGGTACAAGTTGCCCGTGCTAGATTTGCAACACTTCAACTAGAAGCAGCACAGAAGTCTGTTCAAGCACCTTTTGCTCTACCAGCAGATGTTAACGTTCTTGAAATCGGACCAGATGCAACCATTCGTTCTGCTAATCCAGAGAAGATCCGCCGTGTTGGTCTTGATATTCCTAACGGCATTTTCCAAGAGACAGCACAACTAGATCAAGAATTACGTACCGGCTCACGTTACCCTGAAGGTCGTCTAGGACAACAATCAGGTTCAATCGTAACTGGTCGTGGTGTACAAGCCCTAATGGGTGGCTTTGATACCCAAGTCAAGACTGCACAAGCAGTACTTGCTGAAACCTTTCGCCATGTAATGCGTATCTGCTTTATGATGGACGAAAAGTTATTTGGTGATGTTGAGAAGGAAGTACGCGGTGTTAACGCTGGCGCTCCTTACGAAATTACCTATAAGCCAAAGGATGCAATCCAAGGCGATTACTGGTGCGATGTTACTTATGGTTTAATGGCTGGACTAGATCCAAACCGCGCTTTGGTATTCGGATTACAAGCACGTGGTGATAAACTTATCTCTCGTGACTTCTTGCGTCGTCAGATGCCATGGGAACTAAACGTAACCATGGAAGAAGAAAAAGTTGAAATTGAAGAATTACGCGATGCGTTAATTCAAGCAGTATCAGGTTATGCTCAAGCGCTACCTGCTATGGCTGCACAGGGACAAGATCCTTCTAAGATTCTTACAGCAATGGCCCAAGTAATTGATGGTCGTGCTAAAGGTAGGTCAATTGAAGAAGTAGTTGCTGAGGCTTTCATGCCACAACAACAAGAAGTTTCCCCTGAAGTTGCAGCCGCAGGTGAGGCACAAGCCCCTGGACAGGCTCCTTCGGGGGAGCCTACTCAACCAGGACAACCTGGTCAAGAAGGACAACTCCCACCAGGATTGTCTGCTACTGGAAGAATGCAAGGCGTTGCTCCAGGACAAGCAGGAATGGCACCTGGCGGACGACCTGCACTAGAGACACTACTCGCAGGACTTTCATCTTCTGGTGCGCCAAACCTATCGGCAGGCGTTATCAGAAGGCAGCCAGTATAAAACGCGTTTGGCTGTCTAATTCAATCCTATAGGAGATAAACAATGGCAACAATGAAGTCATCACTGACTACAAAGGTTCCTTCACCAAAGAACCAAGGTGGACATGGATCCTCACAAGCAGTAACACAAAAGACTGGTATCCAATCAAAGGCAGGCGCTTCAAAGGCTAAGCCTTCAACAAGTCTTTACTCAAAGCAACCTTCAGGCACAAAAGGCACAGGAACAACTGCCGGAAAGCCAATGAAGTAAATAAATGAATTTGGATGAGCAGGGCAACGTTCCTACACGGGTAACCAAGTGGGACATATTTGCCCTGTTCTCTAATACCGCATCTGATTTTGCGGATGTAATATCTAACTTCTTTCAGATATTAACTGAGATGTTAGCGACGCAGGCAAGTTTCGTGGAAGACGAAAAGTCGTTTCACGAGTACGCAGCCCGAACCATTGAAACACTACAAGAGGGAGAATAAGCATGCCACAGGCAGATAAGCCAGCAATGGTAGCAACTCCAACAAAAAATAGAACTGATGGCGGTGCTGGTTCAAAACAATCAATAGCTTACATATCTGGTATGCCAAATTACGGCGATGGTCAAGATCTAACTAATCTTCAAGCATCAGCGCCTATGGCAGCAACACCTGATGTAAAGCCAATGTCTACAGCTGATATAGCCCAAGCGGCACAGCAAGGACAACAACCTGCTCAACAAGCACCTGTAGATATGTCAACACTTCCAAAGTTGACAGATCCATCTCAACGTCCTTGGGAGCATGTAACAACTCCACACCCAGTTCAACAAACTGGCGATATTCAAGGGCAATATCAAACCGCTTATAGCCTATTTCAATCAATGGCTTCTGCACCAAATGCTTCTCCTACAATGAAGTACTTAGCGCAGAGAATAGGACAGGCATTCTAACTTGGCTGGTATTGACTGGACAAACTGGGTAACACCTACGCTTGCCGCCAATCCTGGTGCTGCGATAGATGTTGCTAATTCAACTAATCCCGCTGTTACTTCGCAGGTAGTTTCGCATGCCGTAAATACCATCGGCGCACAAGACGGCATTGCTGAACAAGCAGCCGCAAATGGTACACAAAGTTTTTGGGGTAAAGTAGGAAATGGCTTATCTACTGCCATGTCATGGGCAGCAAAGCCACTACAAGAGATTCAAAAAGATTACAAGTTTATCCACTCTGTATATACAAACAACGGTTTTCTACCAGGATTTGCAGCCACACTAGGAGTTGTTGGTGGTGGCGCACTTGGTGCTTTAGCAGGTCCAGCAGGTGCAGCTATTGGTGCAGATGTTGCAGCGGCAGCAGAGCGCAAACTAGCAAACCTATTTCCTGGATACAAGCAATCGGTTCAAAACTCTGAAGATCCAAACTATAAAGTTTCAGCAGGTCGTGACTTTACCAATGTAATAGGTTCAGCGCTAGATACAGTTGGATTAAAAGCTGCAGGAGATGCTTTTAAGTCTACCGATAAAGGTTTATTTGGTTCATTTGGTTCATTTTTATCAGGTATAACGGATGCTGGCTTTGACGTAGAAGCAGACCCAATTAGCATTATTGGTCGTTTTGGTCAAGCTATGCGTGGCGGTAAGTTGCTTAGCCTAGACGCTGCCGGACAAACTCAACTTAAGTATCCACTTATGAGAGCCATTCCTGGTGTTAAGAATTTTCTTGATGCTCAATCAGGTGCTGCTATAACATCAGATCAAATTGATGCAGTGCGTCAAGGCACTGGTATTTTTAATGCAACATCACGTAACTACAATCGTGCTATTCAAGACATCGCAGATACCGCTAAGAATTCCAAGACTAGCGCAGAAGCTGCTGGTGAAATCGCAACAAAGTATCCTCAACTTGGAACAGTTGCAGCTGGTCGTCTTGCTAAGATGGATAACGTAGATGAAGTCCATCAGTTCCTCAAGACTGGTCTTTATTTTGACGAATTAAGTGGCACTCTTGCTGGTCATGCCATGTTGCCACAACGCACATTACTTCGCGCTAAGTTTACTGAGCCACTTCAAGATCAACTGAAGGTTAACAAACTAACCTCTGGCGTATACAAGACCTTCTCAGGTTATATGCCATACAGTGTTGACGCTCAAACTGGCAAACTATCTTTAACTCAATTCCGTTGGAATGCGCCTGACGCAACCACAACCGTATACCGTATTGCTCGTTTTGGTATGGGCGATTCAGCAGCCAAAGAGATGGCTGGTAAGTATGCGGAAGCAGTAGCAGCAAACGACATTAATGCTGCACGTGCTATCAAAAATCAAACTTACTTTGAGTCTTTGAAAGCAATGGGATTGCCTGATGATAACTTCCTTGTCAAGAAAGCATTTGACGAAACCAATAGCGTAGATGAGCCTTTAGTTGGTACACAGATCTACGGATCAAAAGTTACTGGTGAGCCATTGGGTGAATATACAACCAAGACTGGCGATACTAAGGTTGATGGTATTAACCCTCACCACGCTAATGATATGTTTAACATTCCTAACTTCTATGCAATGAAGCGGGCTGTGCGCGATCTTGGTCGTGTAAATAAAGTCTTAGGTCAAGCAGATGATTTTATTGCTGACAAATATACCAACACATTCTTTAAGCCATTAGCCCTTGCAACAGCAGGTTTCGGTCTACGTGTAGCAGCGGCAGAACTTATCCCTACATTTGCTCGCTACGGCATTATTAATACATTTAAGGCTAAGTTAGCAGCATCTGCCGCTAAAGCAGATTACGACCTTACTTCAGGTGAAGCAAAGCATATTCTTCCAGCAGCGCTTACATCTCTTGGTATTTCAAAGGGTATTAGCAATGCTTGGGATAAAACTGGTTTTCCAACCTTTCAAGAAGCTAAGGCTCGTGGATTAAAGTTTGCTGCAAAAATGACTGCTCCTGAGCAGATGGATCTTGCTCAACAATTAATCATGGCAAACAAAGGCCATATTCTTTCAGAAGCCGTATCACCAGGACATGGTGATGATGCAATGACTGCTTATCAATCAAGCAAAGCAGCGCACTATTATTATCAAATTCAAAAGAACAGTCCTATGTTTCGTGATTTGCCTGAGTACACAACTTACTCGGTAGATAGCCCACACTTTGTACCACGCTATGCAACTAATCTTCTTCGTGCTTCACAAGAACCAGTAAATAAAAATATTGCTTCAGACTTTGTAAAAGCACTTGGTAACAAAAGTAAACTTCAAATTGAAGATCATCTTGATTATATGCCTCAACATGCAGAATATCAAGCCTTGCGTGAAGACTTAATTAACAAAGAACATAACCGTATTTTGGCTACCCTTGCTGGTGATTATAAGCCATACAACGCTGAGTCAAAGACACTTCTTCGTTGGCAAAGACAAGATCCACGCGCTTTTGCTGCGGATCGTGTTGACAACGCTTTGGGCATGATGATCGGTAAAGACGGTACAGTTCTAAAAAATGTGGCAAAGAACCTATCTAATGGTGATGCTACAGATCTAAATGAAATTGCAGCCATGGCTCAAAAGATGCCTAAGTCTATGCCAGCAGCTGTAGCAGGTCCAATGCTTGAGCCTTACGTTGGTAGCAAAAACTGGATTACTACAATTGCCAACCTTGGATTCAAGAAGGTAATGGATCCAATTGTAAGCAACCTTTCACGTGAACCTTTGTATTTGATGCACGTAGCAGACGCTTATGCCAAGTATGTTCCAATGATTGAAAACGGAACTATGGAAGCAAACCAAGCCCTACGCTTTGCTCAAACACAAGCGACATATGGCATGCTTCCACAGATCCACAATACGGCTTTGCGCAATCAATTTGCTCAATTGTCTCGTAACTTCTTGCCATTTTACTTTGCTCAAGAACAGGCTTTGAAACGTGCTTTCCGCACACTCAAAGATACAAGCATTATGTCGCCTGCTTTTTCAAGAGGTTTGCGCTTCTATCAACTAGCAGAACATGCTTTATCTGATCCTACTTTCATGGAAACAGACGACCAAGGCAACAAGTATATTTACATACCTGGCGCTGGTGCTTTTGGTAAAGCAGTTCAAGGTGCGCTAAACGCATTTGGTGTGCCAATGGTATCTGGTCTACCACTTACCGTTAAGGGAAGCATGACTTCTCTGAAGTCTGTATTGCCAGAACTTCAAACACCTGGCGTATCGCCGTTCCTTGCAGTAAGCGGAAACATTCTTTCGGATTTTTTCCCAGCGCTTAATCCTGTAGTTAAAGGAACAATCGGAGATATATCATTTAAGCGTGGGATGCTTGACACAGTAGTTCCTGCTGCATGGTTTAAGAGTGCGGTTGATGCTGCTGGCGTTAATGGTGTTGACTTTGGCAATCAGTATAGCAATGCTCTTTCAGGGGCTTTGGCGGCGGCTTACTACCATGGTCAAGTGCCATCTCAGAATGCTGACAAATGGCAATTACAAAACTACGTTAACCGTATTAAGGATAACGCTAGAAGTATCTTGATTATCAAGTCTGTACTTGGTTTGTTATCTCCATTAGCCCCACAGGTATCTCAAGAAGATGCTGGGCTACGCGATGAATTCTGGAAGTTAGTAAAGCAAAAGGGTAACTATAACGATGCCCTAATGACCTTCCTTGGCGAGCATGGATCTAGTTCAGTTTCCTACACTGTAAGCAAAACTGAAAATATGATACCAGGCGCTAAGTATCCTTACGTTCAAGGTACTGTTGATTTTATTAAGAATAATCCACAATGGTTTAGCGACAAATCAAATGTTGCTTCTGGTGCGTTTTTCTTAATCCCACAAGATCCAACAGCGGTAAACGATAAGACCGTGTACAACGAACTTCTAAATATGGGACTTCGTTCTACTCGTTCTCCAAAAGATCTTTTAACTCAGTTCTACATTGCCGAAGGCGATGCTTTGATTGCTGGCGATAAAGCCACCCACACAAAGATTATTGCCCAAGCTAAGGCAAACTATGACACCTATAGCGAGAAGCAAGAGAATGATCGTTGGTCTGCTGTTATGACTAAGATGAAAAACCTTCACCCAATATGGTATGATTCTTACACAAATCAAAACGGTAAAAACGATGCGCTTAATGCATACAACCAATTGCAACAAATCTTTACTTCTCCTAATGCCCCAACCCATGACCAAGCAAACCTTGTTCGTGGCTTGATGAACGATTACTCAGTTCACGCACAACGAATGAATAATTTTAAGACCTTTAATATTCAAGGCCCAGCAGTTAATGAAGAAAATCAAAACTGGCAAAATCACCTTGATGCTGTTGCTCTAAACGAACCACGTTTGGCTGCAGTCATCCAAAGCGTATTCTCAAAGTTAGGTTAATAAATGGCGACTCCAACACCGGTAAGTTCTATTGCCAATCCAGCAGACGGTACGATCCATGTAACCTATAGTGATGGAAGCGTACAAACACTTCCAGCTGCACAAGCACAACAATTAAAGTTATTACCACAAGACCTTAAGCCAGCCGTTACTAATGCTGGTGGCTTTGGTAGTGCTGGTGGATATGGTGGAAATGTTCCTGCTGGGGCATTTGGTGGCAATACTGCTGGTACTGGATCAACTATCTATGATCCAAACTCAGGAACGTCAGTAAGTGCTACAGGTTCAATTCCACTTAAAGTAGGTGGCAAGGTAGTTCCTACCTCAATTGGTGATTTGCTATCACAAGCCCGTACACCTACAAACCTTGCACAAATTCGTAGTTCTTTGGTCAAGGCTGCTCTTATCAGCAAGTCTGAGAAAAATCCAACTCGTATTCAAAACGCTTGGATTCAAGTATTGCTTGGCTCACAACAAAGCCAAATGGATCCAAACGATTACCTTGCTAGCCTTAAGGCTCAAGGCTTTGGACAAAATGCTCCTGTAACTCAAACCAAGACTACAGATTACAGCAAGGTAGCAGACGGTTATTTTTACCAAACATTTAACAAAGTATTTGGTCGTATGCCAACCGCTATGGATATGGCATCACCTTACAAGGATGCAAAGGGTAACACCCTTACTTGGCAACAGGCGCTAGTCGCTGAGGCTAAGAAGCCAGGAAACCAAGAGTCAGTAACAACAGTTACTAATCCAGACGGAACCGTTAGTAGCGAAACATCTACACCAGGATTTGACCCACAGGTATGGTTACAACAACAACTTACTAACTCATATGCAGATGCTATTAAGGCTGGCAAAACCACAGCCCAACAATCTGACATTGACAAGTACAACCAATTGGCTGCCAAGTATGGTGTCAATACAATTGACCCAACAACCAAGCAACTAGATGTTAATACTCGCTTAGATTTGGCTAACCTTGAAAAAGGTACCTTGACTTTTGACAATATTGAAAACAACTTCAAGAACATGGCTTTGGCTAAGTACGGCTATCTCAAGCCACAACTAGATGCTGGACTTTCACCTATGGATGTAGCAAAACCTGCTATTGACACAGTGGCTCAATTGCTTGAAAAAAATCCAGCAACAGTAACTCTTGACGATCCATATGTACAGAAGTACCTACAAGGAGACGGGAAGACAACCATGAGTCAATCAGATTTGCAGTCAATGGTTAAGCAGGATCCTTCTTGGAAGTACACCCAAAACGCACATGCTCAATTATCAGATTTAGCATCAAGCGTATTACAGAGATTTGGATTTAATGCGTAATGGCAACTGACTATATCTCATCAAACGTATCCAATGCTGCTAATCAAGCAGCAATAGCAGCGGCTGCAAAGGCAACCACACCAGCCCAAGCATTTCTACCTGCTCCAACTACTCGCACTGTTCAAGGTCCAGTAGTTCAGCAACCTGCTCCTGCTACTCCTGCTACACCAGCAACACCAACTACTTTTACCCAAGCAGATGTTGATGCAGCAGTTAAAGCCGCATTAGCAAATCAAGCAGCAACTGCTGCAGCAGCACGGCAAACAACCGTTAACGATGCCTTTGGTCAATTTCAAGCACAATTTCAAGCGCTTGGTTTAGGTGATTTGGCTAACGCTTTACTTTCAAAAGTAACAGCGCCAGATGCTCCTACTACATCTGCTGGATGGTATGCAGCCCTTCAGGCTACTCCTGAATACCAAGATCGTTTTGGTAAGACAAACGCTATGCGTACTGCCAATGGCTTGCCACAACTTAGCGAAGGCGATATTCTTAAATCAGAACAAAACATTTCAGATACCCTTCGTAACATGGGTATGCCTGCTGGCTTTTACGATCAACCATCAGACTTTCAACAGTTTATCGCTCTTGACAAATCAGCAGCAGAAGTTGGCGACATCGTTCAATCTTACAAGGACATTGCCGCAACTCAAGTAGATCCTGCTAGAACAGCAGCGCTACAACAGTATTACGGTATTGATCTTGGTGGCGTAGCAGCAATGCTCATGGATCCAACCAAGGCTCAACCAATCCTTAACGCTATTGCTCAAAAGGGTACATTAGCCGCAGCCGCATCTAGCGCAGGAATACCTGATATTGCAGGTGCTGCACAAGTTGCTGGTGGTATGGGTGCTGGCGCACTTGATTACGCTAAGCAAGCACAAGCCTTTGCATCAGCGCAACAACTTAACCAACAGGCTGGAACATTAGCAAATATATATGGCAATGCCTACGGTAACTATAACACCGCACAAGGTTTGCAAGAAGCATTAAGCGGTCCTGAAGCCGTACAGGCTCAAGCCACTCGTCAACGCTTAGCAACAGCAGAAACATCAGCATTTGGTGGATCTGCCGGAGCAAGTTCACAAGGCCAATCACTTGGCATAGGAACAGCCCAAGGCGTTTCCTAATTTAAGTTCCGTCGCCACCAACCAGTATGGATGACGTGTATTAAAAACTGGAAGTGGGAGCCAACCATCTTTCCCCTGAGATGACTTGCGGCCTGCGCATCAACCAACGAAAGGGAGTGCCACATGGCAAACCAATATGAAGATGACGAAGACGATCTAGACCTAGAAGATACACCTACTCAGGTGGATCCAAATGGTCCAGCAAATCTCCGTAAAGCATTAAAGCGAGCAGAGAAAGAAAAGAAAGAATTAGCCGAGCAATTGGCAAACATTCAATCTGATCTTCGCAATCGTTCAGTCAAAGAAGTATTGGCACAGAAAGGCGTACCTGATAAGGTCGCCAAGTTTATTCCTGGCGATGTTCAAACGCCAGAGCAGATTGACGCATGGCTTACTGAAAACTCGGATGTATTCGGTTTTCAAAAGGCTGAAGCAGAAACTGCTCCAATCTCCGACGAAGAGCAAACCAATCGGGCAGCGTATCAACGCATCAATGCCGCAACACAAAATGCGAATACCCCAACAAGAGATGCCGACCTAATGGCAAAAATAACAGGGGCTAAGTCAATTGAAGATCTTAACGCATTAACAGGTAACGCTTCTCAGCGTCGTAGATAAATCCATTAACCGCACAAACCTTAATAGAAAGAAGGTGACACAGTGACAAACGCATATACAGATACATCAGGCGGTTCTCTAGGTACTTCCCTAGTACAGACAGCTTATGATCGTTACGTAGAGTTTGCACTCCGTGCTGTACCTCTAGTCCGCGATGTCGCAGACAAGCGTCCAGTACAACAAGCAATGCCAGGTTCTTCTGTAGTCTTCCAGATCTACACAGACCTATCAGCAGTTACTTCACCACTTTCAGAAGACGTTGATCCAGATGCTGTAGCCCTAGGCAACACAACACCTGTCACCGTTACTCTGAACGAATACGGTAACGCTTCACTTGCAACTCGTAAGTTAGAGTTGTTCTCACTCTCAGACGTAGATCCAGCAATTGCTGACATCATCGCGTTCAACATGGCTGACTCACTTGACACAGTTGCGCTTAACACCCTTGTTGGTGGACCAAACGTAATTGCTGAACTTACAGGTGGAGCCACTTCTCCAGTATCTACCTACGCAGGTACATACACCAACGGAACAACACAAAAGTCAATTGACGGAACATCTGTTATCCGTTCACGTGACATCCGTCTTGCTGTAGCTAAGCTACGTGCAAACAAGGCTGTCCCACGTCAAGGCGAATACTACTGGGTTGGTATCCACCCAGAAGTTTCACACGATCTTCGCGCAGAAACCGGTTCAGGCGGATGGCGTGATGACCATAAGTACTCTGAGACAGGTTCATCAGAATTCTGGCCAGGAACAATCGGAACCTACGAAGGTGCAATGTTCGTTGAATCACCTCGTATGTTCAACGCAGCAGACGGTACTGGCGGATCAACAGGTTCAGGAACCTTCGGTTCTGCATGGACCTATGGTACCGGCGGTGTACGCGTATTCCGTACCCTCGTTGCTGGAAAGCAAGCACTTGCTGAAGCAGTTGCCGAAGAACCACACGTTATCTTCGGACCAATTGTTGATAAGTTGATGCGTTTCCGTCCAATCGGATGGTACGGCGTTCTAGGATGGCAACGTTATCGTGATGCTTCCTTGGTTCGTATTGAATCATCTTCATCAATTCACAACTCTTAGTTCTAACTAAGTAGCCGTGTTAGCCCCATCTTCGGGTGGGGCTACCACACAACTCAAGGAGAATAATGGCATATCTGTTCAAACCACCTACGGTAGATGAAAGCCCAGCAGGCTTTAGCCGTTTGTTTTGGCGTTACAGAATTGCCCGTGGTGACACAATTCTTGTCTATGGCACAACCACTGTACGCACACGTACACCAGGCGTAGACGAAACTCAAGATGCAGACTACTGCTACCTAGGCGGACATGAGTACATACTGTCCCAAGGTGAATACGACATTCTAGTAGCCAATGGCTACAGTGCAAACATAACAACTATTTAGGAGATTAAGTGAATCCAGGTAGATATAACATCACCGTTGTTAACGGTACTACATTTCAACTTTCTCCAGTATGGAAGGTTGATAACCTTCCTGTAGACCTAACAGGCTACACCGCTGATATGCAGGTAAGGGACATCAGCAACAACTTAATCGTTGAACTTACAACCAGTAGCGGTATCTCAATTGCTGCTGCACTTGGTCAGATCAATTTAACTTTAACCGCTACACAAACTTCAGCAGGAAATCTGCCAGCAGGTAACTACACCTACGCTTTGAACCTAACAAGTTCAGGTGGAATCGTATATCAAATTTTAACTGGTAACTTTATTGTGGTAGCGAGTGTGAATCAATAATGACCATTAGCGTAAACAGTATTTCAGTTGTTGAAATCCCAGTTACGACTAACGTCTATAACGTTGGTTCTCAGCAACCAGTAATCATAGAACTTGGACCAGTAGGTCCGCAAGGAATTCAAGGTGCAGATGGTACACACGGAACTACAGGTGCCACAGGACCTTCAATTACGGGTGCAACTGGTGCTACAGGAAGCACTGGAAGCGCTGGACAAACTGGAGCAACGGGTGCTACGGGAGCCAGTGGAAATACTGGTTCTACGGGTGCCACTGGACCAACTGGTCCAACAGGACTAACTGGGTCTACTGGAGCCACAGGAGCCTCTATAACAGGCTCTACAGGCGCTACAGGGGCAACTGGTGCCACTGGTGCAGGCGGTACGCTAGGCCATTACGGTAACTTCTACGACACCACTACCCAGACCAACGCAGGCGCTACTAGCGCAAACCTCATTACCATTAACACCAATGCTGGCTCAAGTGGCGTAAGCATCGTCTCATCTAGCCAAATTACTTTTACCTATGCTGGTACTTACTCAGTAAACCTTTTAGGTCAATTCATCACCACTGGCGGTGGAAGCAACTACCAAGTAAACGTTTGGTATGCCCTCAACGGAACTGCTGTGACTCAATCAACCGCAGTCTTTACAACCTCTGGCGTTAACAATCAAGTCCTTGCAAACATTGAAGATTTGGTAACAGTTAATGCTGGTGACTACATCCAGTTCTACTGGTCATCACAAAACACCTATATGGAATTACTAGCAGTTGCTGCTGGTTCATCTCCGACTCGT